ACGTTCTTTAGTAACCTTGGGGATAAAATCGCCGTTGGCGGTTGGATAAACCCTACCACTTATTCGGTCGGCAACACCTACACGCCGATTTTCAATACACGAAACGGACCCGGACAGCCGATTTTATATATATCGCTGTACAGCGGCAGGCCGCGCATGATGTTGTACAATTCCTCCGGTACATTAATCCTCGACCAGAACGAAACACCGGACTTCTCTATGGTGAACGGCGGCTGGTATTTTATCGCCGCCATTATCGGGGTTACGGCGAAAACCTCACAGATGATACTGTGCAACAGGGCTGACGGTATGGTTTGGACAGCTCCCATCCGGACGTTTACCGGAGTGCTGAACACCTCTTGTGTGGCCAATATTGAAATGGGACGCCACACGGACACTTATTGGTATGCCGGGGGTTTCGATGACTGGTTTTTCGAGACGGATTCAAAACTGACGGTTGAAGATTTGGCGGCGTATTTCCGTCAGGCGATGCTTGGCAATGGTGCGGATTCGTCCGCAGATGTGGATGCGCTGACAGAACCCGGCGCGGTGCTACTCAAGCGGACTAACAACGCCTACGCCGAAAGCGGCGTGTTGGAAACCACGGCGGCGTCCTGTTCTCTGTCCGGAAGTGGTCGAGTGTCAGTAACCAGCGAATATACGGCAGGAACTACCGCCATTGCATTAGTTGAAACGTCTACATCAAACGATCTCGTCGACTGGTCGGCATGGCAGTCGGTTGGCACGAACGGCGAGCTTGCCTCGCCCAACAGGGAGTATATCCGGTACAGGATAACGCTTACCACCAGCAACACAGCCGTCTCTCCCAAACTGCTGGACATACAGCTAAACGATATACCAAAGCCACCATATGAGCGGTTAGGCTTCGCCCGTCCGATGGTGCTGGACAAAAACGGCGCATGGGAATCGGTGTTGGAAAATGCCTACGATATCATCGTCACCGGTGAAGTCAACGGCGCGGATACGCTGGAGTTCAAGCTGCCGTACAGCGACGCCAAGCGGCTGACGATTGACAACGAGAAGTCGGTGCAGATTGTCAGCGACATTTACCGCATCCGCACCATTACCGACGAAAAAGGCTCGGGCGGCAGTGCGGTCACGTCGGTGTACGCTGAGGCCGCTTTCTATGATCTGGCTTACTCTGCTGAAAAGCAGACGGTGGAATATAACGCCGACAAGCCGGACGTTCCCATGCGTTATGCCCTACAGGGTACCGGCTGGTCGGTTGGCACGGTCAGCGTAACCACGCTCCGAACATGGAAATGCGAGGAAAAAAATGCGCTGGCCATCCTCCGAAAAGTACAAGACATTCACGGCGGCGATCTTGTGTTTGATAACGGTAACAAGATCGTACATCTGCTTACCTTCAGCGGCAAGGAATCCGGTGCGCTGTTCGCTTATAAAAAGAACCTCAATAGCATCAAACGTGTTGTGGATACCCGCTCATTGGTAACACGGCTGTACGCTTACGGCAAGGACGGCATGACGTTTTCGCTCATCAACGGCGGCAAGGAGTATGTGGAGGATTACACTTATTCCTCCGAGGTACGGGTTTCCACGCTGGACTGCTCCAACTTCACCAATCCGTACCAGATGCTGGAGTTTACCAAGATGCGCCTTGCCGAGTATTCGAAGCCGCGCGTTTCCTATGTGCTGTCGGCCATGGACTTGTCGGTGCTGACCGGATATGAACACGAGGATTGGGAGCTTGGAGATATTGTCACGGTGGACGACCGGGATCTAAACCTGACCATTCAGACACGCATCATCGGGCGGCAGTACAATCTGCAGGAGCCGTGGAAAACAGTGCTGGAGCTTTCCAGCAAGCTGCGCGAATTGGGCGACTCATCATCCGACACGACCGCTGACCAGCTTGACCAGTCCAGCGTTGTCCAGCAGGAAGTCAAGGATATGGTGCCGTTCAACCATCTGCGTAATTCTCGAGCCGACGATGGCTTCGCTTACTGGCAGAACTCCGGTTTTGTTGTGGATGCTGAAAACGGCGTAAGCGGCACGGCTTCTTTCAAGGCGGTCGGGGTGTCCGGCACAAAGAGTATGGCGCAGACGGTCTATCCGGCATCCCGGCGCAATTACACGATTTCAGCACAGATTGGCTCCGAGAACCTGCAGAAAGGAACCAACGGTCAGGTCGGCATCGAGGTGGTGTTCGAATACGAGGATGGCACGACCGAGACACGGTTCATTGATTTATTCTAAGAGAGGATGGTGCTTTTATTGGCATATTTTCAACATACAGCGCGGGATGCTTCGCCCAAGGGCTACGGCAGGCTGCGCTCCATCACCATCCGGCTTGTTATCACAAACTGTACCGGAGAGGTGTACTTTACCGATATTATGCTGCAGGCCGGTACCGTCGCTACCGGATGGGTCGGCCATGTCTGCGAAATCAAGTGGACGCTGGATGGGTAGGTGGTAGCTATGGCTATTAACTTTATACGATTTACGGAAACTTTAAAGGTCAAAGAAGAGATGCGTGTGGTCAGCGTTACGCTGCGTCCGCTGATTGCAGACTGCACCGGAATTATATACTTCACCGACCTTCAGCTTCAGGAGGGCGACAGGCTCACCGGCTACACGCCGCACACCACGACTATGCTGAAGAATTCCACTAATCCGGTGCGGTACCACAACGGCGTGGTTCGCACAGGCGACACCATTATCATCTTCAATTTCAGCGGAATCTCCCCCGGGGCCGCTCATGTTGACAATGGCGGAACTTCATCGGGGTTGGACTGTTACATTTACCCCATTCAAGACATGACCGCCGGAAGCATATCGCTCTCGCAGGGCGCGGGTTCCCATGCCGTCACATTCCTTGCGGCGGCGAACGCCGGTGATGAGCTTGCACTGATTGCCAGCATGCGGCAGTGCTTAAAAAACGGCACTGCAACGCCCAAGAACGGTTTTTACCAATACACCGCCGCTCACGATAGTAAGCATCAGGTGGTACTTGAGGACAGGAAATCGGCGCGGGTGTACTTTGAATATATAGAAATGCTGAAGGGAGAAATATAGGGGGTCCCCGCAAAGCCGTCAGGCTTTGTGGGGAGAGGACGAGCAACGGATTGTAGCGGATGTCCGCTGACAGGCGGACGGAGCGGAAAGGAGTTTGTGAGGACGATATGAGCAGGGATTATCTGAAAGGCAAACGGTGCATGGTGTGGTCGTTCATGGGCAACACGCGGATGTATCAGGTGCTTCGGGACTACGGCGACCGGCTGGACACAGTCGGTATTTTTACGTTTGAGGTGGATATTACCGGCACGATTACCGAAACCGGCACAAGTATCTCAAGTATGCTGACGTATATCAATAAATGGACGCACATCAAGTGGCTGCTGACCATTATGAACCACGGCACTGCTTCAATCTTCACCGCGCTCCGAAATAATACGGACGGCGCTAAGACCAAGTTCCTCTCGGAAATCGTGCGGATAATGCAGAAATATCCGTGGTGCGCCGGAGTGGATATCGATCTGGAGCGTGGCGGCGAATACGAGAACAGGGACACAGCGAACACGCTGTTCAAGGATATTTACAACACCGTGAAAAGTTATAATTCCTCCAAACTCGTCAACATCTGTCTGCCCGGAATGACCTCCATCAACGGCTCAGTGGGTGGTGAGAACTGGTGCGTTTATGCCGATTTGAATGCTTACTGCGACACCGCTTCCATTATGAGCTACGGCATGGCATGGGCTGGTTCCGCGCCCGGACCTGTTTCACCGCGAAGCTGGCTTGAGGGGATTTATGCTTATGCCACACAGGTCATGTCGCCGGATAAAATATTCTTAGGGCTTCCGGCATACGGCTGGAACTGGCAGATTTACGACACACCCGCTAATCTCGGCAAGACTTATCGCGGTGTTTCCAACACCTACTACGCCGCCAAGCTGTGGATGACAGGCGCGTATAACTTCACCGACGACGCTCCTCCGCAGCCGTTTATCCCCATCATCGCTTATTGGGACGATTACGACAAAGTACCGTGGGCGTTGCCGCAGGTTTACGACTACATGGAGGGGTGGGACGCTACCGAGAAGCTTACTCCTATCACACAGGAAAGCTACAACCGCCGCCGTTATCTTACTTGCTATGGCAAACAGCAGCGCACCTCATTTGGTACGATATATACCGACCGGAACGGTCTGCCGGACTCATATACCGGCAACGTCATTATTGGCGAAACCACCGCCACGTTAGGCGAAGGCGGTACAGCGACATTTAATTTTACTGTTTCGCAGTCCGGCACATATGACGTGGCGGTGCGGCTCTGCTACCCGTTTTGGGATAAGAACGCCATTGATATTTCGCTGGACGGTACAACGAAATCTTTCTCGGAAACCCGCCTGTGGTGGCCGCTTTGGGTAAATACCTGCTGGCTGACGCTTGCCAAAAGCCGGAGTCTTTCTGCCGGACAGCACAGCATTGTCTTAAGCGGAGGCGTACCCGGAGTGCAGTTTTACGGCTTTCGTGTATGCTCCAACTTCTCGGAAGCGCCGTCCGCTGGTGAAGCCACGTTTTCACTCGCGCCGCGCCGGTTCAAAGATGTGGACGGCAATATGGCCGAGCCGGATAAAGGCTTCAAATTGACCACGGAGGTCTTGCGCCGGAAACCGGACTCCGCGCTCATTTGGTACGAGGACTTCCGTGACCCTGTCACGCTCCAAACCACTTACTGGCAGACTTTATACGGAAGCTGGAGCGTGTGGCGAAGTGACCAGTACGCTTCGACAAGGGTTTACTCGCAGCTTGAAGGAAGCGGCGCGCTTGCATGGAAGTACAGCAATTTCAATGACGTTCATATCAGGGTGCGCATTGCCTTTCCGTCGAACGGAAGCGGGCGCGCCGGTGTGTTCTGCGGCAATGTGTTCTGCTGCATCAATATCGACACACAGCGCGTGGAGTTATATCAAGGCTCTACATTGCTCGGCAGCTACAGCGCTTCTTACTCCAAGACATCCGCTGCCGACATCCGGACGAATCCGAATATGTATCTGATTGAGATGCGTAAGCGAGGAACAAGGGTACGGGTTTACTCCGGCAACAGCAACACGCTGCGCTTCACGGCTACGGTCAGCGCCTCGACTGGATACTGCGGCATCCAGTCGGACGGCGAAATCAAGTGCGAACTGCTCCGGCTCGGAGACGCATGGACATATGAACCGTATGAGGCGTTTGACGTTGTCATGCCGGACGGCACTACCAAAAGCTACGGTCGGCTATCACGCGCCAATGCGATATGGGACAGCGAGTTTCAGGTGTTCACGCTCACCTCGGATGTGGAAGAAAGCAGTACCCGGAGCGAGGATATCAGCATGGACTACGATTTCTACCACTCCGACCTGCTCCGGATAGCCTGCGGCGGGAACTATACCGCCACGGTCATCCCGAGAGACATCAACGTATGGATCGCCCGGTTGTTCCTTGGGGACGCGGATGGCTTTTCCATCCTCTACTATCAGGATGTGGATTCACTGGTCTATTGGGCGAATGAGGCTGCATACCGGTGGAACCTTCGAGGGTTCGCCATGTGGTCGCTCGGGCAGGAGGATATGCGGCTGTGGGAGGCTCTTCCGAAGCAGATATAACAGAATAAGAATTACAAATATAATGGCGCTTTCGTCCTTGGACGGAGGCGCTTTTATATATACAAAAATTGAAAGCGAGGTTTTGACAATGAAAGGTATTTGGTACTGGATTCAAGTGGCAATCGC